TACCCAAATTCATCTCCTCCGCCCTGTGGACGACGACGGGGGCTTGTTACGCCGCCGCAAATTACGCCCTGACCGACGCAATAGCGGCCAATGTGCAGACGTCGATAGACGCCGCGAGCCCTAACCCGGCACTCGAAGGCGGAGACTGCCTGCGCATCTCCTACGCAGGCCGCAAAGAACTATTCATCGCGCAGAGTTTCAGCATCCCTCTGACAGCCGACGGGCAGTTCTCATTGACCCTGAAGGGCGGTAAGGAGGACACCACCTCATGACGAAACACCGCCTCGCAGACGCCGTCCAGAGGGCTGCCACCAGGGCCGTTGTACAGGAGGGCGCAGGCTGGAGAATGGCGAAGGTGACGGCGACATACACGGACGGCACCGTCGACATAAGCACTGCCATCGGTCCGGTCTCGAAGGTTCGCCGGCTGAAGGCGTATGCGTCGCCCGCCGTCAACGACCTCGTCATCGTTATTTCGAACTCCGACGGTAACTGGGTCGTCATCGGCGCCCTAGCGACGTCCTAGGCCGAACTGAATTAGAAATCCTGAGAGGGGAATTCGCGAATGCCCAAGGGCGACGACTACTCGCAGAACGTCCAGTACACCCTACTGTCCGACGGAAAGCCGAACATCGAGACGACGACTAAGACAATCGTAAACGGCGTCGTTCCGCTGACTGTCATGCGTTTCGACAACGCCAACGCCCGTGCGGCGGCGTTGACCGGCGCAACGAAGCCTGTTCCCGGGATGATTACGTATCTCCGAGCTGAGGACCGCTGGGAAGGACGTCAGGCCGACGGCAGTTGGATCCTGTTGTCTGACGGTCCGTGGCAGCCGTTGACGTGGAAATCGGGATACACGGCCTACGGCGGATCTCCCGGTTGGAGAAAGAGGGCGGGCGGAGGCGTTGAGCTTCGCGGGCGGTTCCAGCGGACCAACAATGGCGACCTGGACGACTCCGGCGAGGCAATCCCGTTCGCGTCCATTCCGTCGTCCATGGCGCCGGCTGCGATCCGGTTCTACATCGTCCCGGCGAAGCGCATCACAGTGAGCGGCGTGACGCGCTGGACAGGCCGCCTCGAAGTCCATCCGGACGGGACGCTCAAGTACATGGCCGAAGCATCCGGAGGCGACGGTACGTCGACTGACCCGGCATGGATCGGCCTCGACGGCGTGATTTTCAGCCCTGACGGCGACTGACCCGCGCACTACACAGACATTCACGCCCCGCAGTGACGGGGCCTTTTTCATGCCCTGGAGGGGACAGCATGGGTGAGATTTGGCTGAAGGAAGCGGAGCGACTGGGCGACGGCTCGATCGGTGGAGCGATGGACTCGCCCCAGCGACCGGCGCGAGTCGTCTGGCACACCACGGAATCTGGCGCGGGTGACGCTGCGTTCAAGTCCGTCGGCTCTTACCTCAGCAACGAGAGCTACGAACCGCACTTCCTCTACGACCCGACCACTGACCGGCTCGGTCAGTACGGCCCGCTGAACCAGAGCGCCCGCGCGCTCCAGAACGACGGGTCGACGAGGACGAACCGCACTGGCGCCGCGTGCATTCAGATCGAGGTTCTCGCGCGTGCCTCGAAGCCGTTCACGTCCTACTGGAAGCCTGGCCCGAACTTCAGGGCGCTCATGCGGGCGATCCGGTCGTGGGGCATCCCCGACGCCTTCCCGGAGCACCTTGCGGCAAACTCGGAGGACTGCGTCCGCAACCGGACGACGTGGCTCGGAACGGGTGGCCACTACGGTCACTGCAACGTCCCGGGTAACTCGCACTGGGACCCGGGCGCCATCGACACAAAGGCTCTGTTCGCGGCGGCTCCGAAGGCCTCCACGTCCAAGCCTGCCCCGAAGCCGACGAAGCCTGTCGTGAGCGTCGCCCACCTGAACGCCGCCCGCGCGAAGGACATCCCAGCGGCTACCGGACACACGACCTACCCGGCGGAGGTCAAGGTCGTCGAGGCGGCCCTGAAGGCGGAGGGGTTCCTCAACCCTGCATGGGCCTCCGACGGTTCGTGGGGGACTCAGACGGATCTCGCGTACAACCGCTTCCGTCGTGAGGTGCTCCACCTGATCGGCGACGACGCGAAGGGGTCCGTCGGCCTCCAGTCCCTGAAGGCTCTCGCCTCCCGCCACGGCTTCACGGCGAAGGCATGAGTGCCGAAGTCGTCGTCTCTCTGGTCACGGCTGCGTCAGTTATTGGCGCGGCCGTGATCGGCGCTATCCCCGCATTCCTCTCGCTCAGCCGGCGTACTGCCGCGGAGGGGACGGCGACGAGAGAGGCACTCGACGGCATAGCGAGCGCCATCCACACCCGCATTGATGACGTGCGCGACGACATCGACGACGTCCGCGAGCACGTGACCGAAGTCCGCGCCTGGCAGGCAGGCCACGACGCCGAACACCTCCTGATCGGCCCGCACCCACAGCCCCCGCAGCGAGGAGACTCCACATGACCATGCCCGCGGGCATTGCCACCGTGACCCTGACGGGGCGCTATATCCACCCTGACGGAACCCCGTTCGCCGGCACCGTCTCCTTTGCCGCTCCCGACTACCTCCGCCTCCCCGGCAGCGACACGACGGCCGTCGGCGCTGTGACGGCAACCCTCGACGCAAACGGCGCGTTCAGCGTTGTCCTGATCGCGACGGACAACGCCGGCGCGAGGCCCATCAACTTCACCTACACCGTGACGGAGACGCTGACCGGCGCCACGTCCCGCACCTACTACATAGCCCTCCCGCAGGCGACGGGGACGATCGACCTGGCGGACATCGCCCCTGCCACGCAGAGCGGCGGGGAGTACCTCCTCGTCTCCGGCCCTGCGGGGAAGACGATCCTGAGCGGGACGACGGCCCCGACGACGGCCGACGGTACCGACGGGGACTACTTCCTCGACTATGTGGCGTGGACGATTTACGGCCCGAAGGCGTCTGGCGCCTGGCCCTCCGGTCACGCGCTCGGCTCCGGCGGAGCTGTGGCGAGCGTCAACGGGAAGACGGGGACGGTCGTCCTGGCCGTTGCCGACATCACCGGAGCCGCCTCCACAACCGACGTCACAAACGCCATCAACAGCGAGGTGACGCGCGCTGATGGGGCCTATCTGGCGAAGGAAGGCAACCTCTCCGACGTCCCGGACGCAGCCGCCGCACGGACGAACCTGGGGATCACGCCGGCCAACATCGGTGCCCTGACGCAGGCAACGGCCGACAGCACTTACGCCACGCTGGCGAAGGCAGACACGGGCGATTGGGTCTTCAACGTCAAGGCGGCATACGGCGCGAAGGGCGACGGCAAGGTCCGCACGGATGGCGCCATGACGTCCGGGTCCGCGGTGCTGGCGTGCGCGACGTCGACCCCGTTCACGTCTGCTGACGTCGGCAAGGTCATCATGGTCAAGGGTGCCGGCGCTTCGGGCGTCACGACCTTGACGGGGACGATCTCCGGCTTCACCGACTCCGGGCACGTTACCCTGTCCGTCAATGCCGCCACGACCGTGTCCAACGCCGTCGTCATGTGGGCGACGGACGACACGGCCGCAATCCAGAGCGCCATCAACGATGCCGTCACGTGGGCGCAGGCGAACGGCGGAGCGGCGAAGGTCGTCGTCCCGGCGTCCAGCGGTTTCTACGGCGTCGCAGGGCCGCTGGTGACTGGCGGGACGACGAAGGGGAACGCACAGATCACCATCCCCGTGGTTGCGGACACGGCGCGGAAGGTCGTCCTGACGATCGAAGGTGCCGTAAGCGGCTCCGGGGTGCAGCACTGGAACCAGATGACGCCGCAGACGTCGGGGAGCTGCCTCGTCAGCTTCGGCGTGTTCGCCTCGACGTCAGCACAGTCGACGTCCATCACGGCGAACGCTAACCCTGTCGTCCTGGGGGCCGCGAACCAGGCTGGGGGCTACGGCGTCGCACCCGGCGTGTTCTCGAACATGCTGGTCAACGTCCGCGGACTGTCCATCCTCACCCCCTACAGCGCGTGGGGGCTGACGTATGGCGCCCTGGACCTCTCTGGCGTCGCCAACGCAGCCGTGGAGGACTTCGCCTACGGGACAACGGGCGTGGTGGCGAACGGCGACTACGCGAGCGTTGCGGGCTTTGCGACGGGTCTGAGCGCCGGACTCCTGTTGCCGGCGAACGGCAACAACGATCACGTCGTCCTGCGCAACGTGACGTGCCACGGTGGCTACACCTACGCCATGTTCGTCACTGAACACTGCACGCCAGAGCTGACGCGCATCCTCTACTGCTGGAGCGCCCTGTGTATCACGGGCGTGTACCGCGGAGGCGTCGGAGCGACGCACGCGTTCAAGATGGGACAGATCAGCATCGAGGTGTGCACGAACCTCGTCCACATCTTCGGCACGGGAAGCAACTCGGTCGGCGTCTTCCTCGACATCGATCAGTTGGACACGGAGACGTCGCTCCCAACGTTTATCGACGACAACGCTGGCGCCGGACTCGCCTCCGCCCGGGGGACGGTGAAGCTGACGGGTCTCTACACCGTCGCGAACATCTCGACGTCCGGCCACCCGACGGGCCTCCGCATCGTCGACGGGCAAAACCCAACCGGCGTGCGGACGCTGAACGCCGCTGCGACGGTGCGGATCACGGATCGATACCTGATCTGCGACACGTCGAGCGCTGGCTTCACGGCAACACTGATCAGCGCAGGCAACACGGCCACGATCTTGACCTTCAAGAACACCGGCACCAACGCTCTGACCCTCGCGGCTGCCGGGAGCGAAACAATCGACGGCAGCGCGACGAAGACTGTTGCGGCTGGAACGTCGGTGACTATCGTCCCGTCCGGCGGCAACTGGGTCACTGTCTGAAAAATCTTGTAGACCGCCCGAACATCATCCTCGTTTTCCCCCACTACCCCTGTGTCAGCACACAGAGGGGAGAGGGACGGATGAACATCGGCATCATCGGGCGGGCGCGCGTCGGCAAGGACACGGCGGGGAAGTGGTTCGTCGACCAGCGGGGCTACCGACGGGTGGCCTTCGCGGACCCGCTGAAGGAGGCGGCGCTCCGGCTGGACCCGATCGTCGACGACGGCAACGTGGGGTACAGCTTCAGCGCAGCGCGGCTGTCGGAGGTCGTCCGCGGGTACGGGTGGGAGCGCGCGAAGGAGATCGGCGACACTCGCCGCATCCTCCAGGAACTCGGCGCCTCCATCCGCAGCCTCGACGAGGACTTTTGGCTCCGCCTGGCGCTGAAGAAGACCATGGACGCCAACGACGCCGGCGTCCCCGTCGTCATCACCGACGTCCGCTACCGCAATGAGGCGGAGGCCCTCGTCCGCGCCGGCTTCAAGCTCCTCCACATCGACAGGCCCGGTGTGCCGCACCTCGACCACGAGTCGGAGGGCGCCCTCGGACCGGAGGACGCGCACTACATGATCGTCAACGACGAAGACCTCTCGTGGCTCTACTCCCGCCTCGAAGTGGTCTACGACGAGGTGTGGGCGCTGGAGTCCGCCCGGTTCGCCCTGAAGTTCTAACGAAAGGCACTCATGCCACGAGTCTCCGCATACCTGAAGGCCGTTGCCACCCGCGCCCGCGCCGCCCTGGCGACCTACGCCACGAAGGAGCCCGTCCGACTGCGCTCCGCCCTGACGTCGCTCGTCCTGGCGGCCGGCGTCCTCGTCCCCGCTCTGGCTAACGGCCACACGGCGGAGGAGGTGGGCGGCGTCCTGGCCGTCGTGCTCCCTGTCGTCGTCGGCGAGACCGCACGGTCGAAGGTTTCGCCTGTATAGGGCACCTATCGATCTTGTAACATGGGTCTAGACCCTGAGCCCCGTCTCCCTCCCCGGGAGGCGGGGCTTTTCTGCGTTAGAGAGGCGTTAGACGGGCGTAAGACGTTTGACGCACGGCCGAAAGAAGAGCGGTATAGCGGCTGGCATAGCCGTTATGCTCCGCGCATGCCGACCTCACCCGGCCCGATGCTCGCAGCGCTGGAGACGCTATGGCGGCGAATCCAGGCCGACGTACCGGACCTACCACCGATAAGACCAACCATCTCACCAACACAGAGCCGCACCGGTCACGGGCCGGAGCGATGGACGCTGGAGGACGACGGGGCCGTAACAGGTCTAGTCCTCTACGTCGACACCATGCGCGCTGGCCCTGACGCCGTCCTGGAGCACGTCCTACACGAGGCCGCTCACGTTCTCAACTGGACGCGTGACGTCTCGGACACGGCCATTCGAGGCGCCTACCACAACCAATCATTCCTCGCTGCCGCGGAGGAGGTCGGGCTCGAATGGCCCAATCATGCGGAGCGCGTGGCGGGGAAAGGGTTCGTCAACCCTGTGGTCAGTGACGGCGCACGTGCACGCCACAGAGACGACGTCGCGGCCCTGGGGCAGCTCATCCCCGAACTCCTCCCCCATATGCAACTACCGGAGGTCAAGTCACGTCGCACGCCCGACCGGCTGACGTTGTGCTGCCAGTGCACACCCCCGCGGAAGCTGCGTGTCTCCCGCACCGTCGCAGCTCAGGGGCCCATTACCTGTGGTGTGTGTGGCTCGGAGTTCGTCGAAGAGTGATCGAGCAGAGCTACCGTGCGGTAAGGTCTCCTCATTGTCAGTGCTTCACGGTACTCTGTGGCGGACAGCTTCGTGTCTGTGCGTCGTCGCGAAAGGGTAGGAATGAGCCCGAAGGAAGTCGCCCGTAGAGGGGGCGACGATGTGGTGATGCGCGTGGACGTGTCCAGCCTGACGACGCTTGACCTCAAGGACATCGAACACGAGACGGAGGCCGCCCTCGTTGCGCGTGGAGCGGCTTACGCTCGCGAGTACGCGAGGATCGAAGACAAGCCGGCCATCCTGGCGGCGAACATCGCCACCGTGATCTTGGCCCTTCGCAAGGCGCACGACGACTGGCGCGGCCTGACAAAGCCATACCGCGACCGTGTCTCTGCACTCTATGAGTCGTCCGGCGTCACGGGCGAGCAGCTAAGCCGCCTGAAGGCTAACGTGCGCTACCACGTCGGCAATCAAGCGCGGCGCTACCTCACGCCGCGAGAGCTGCGCGCCCTGGAGCTCGACGACGCCTCGCCGCTGGAGAAGCAGCGCGACCGACGTGCCACGAACTCGGCGATCCTCCGCGCTACTGGGGCCTCCGTCGAGGCTGCCTCGTCCGCCCCAGTGAAGACGGTCGAGGCCAATAGCAAGACAAAGGGGAAGGCGCGGGACGAGGAGCGCGTCCCCGATCAGCGTGGCCCTGGCCTCGTCGTGAAGGCGACGGCCGACCACCTCCGCCTAGCCCACGTCGCGCGTGGCCTCGTCGAGCAGCTCGACGAAGACGTCCTCTCCGACATGGCTGCGGGGCAGCGTGCCAAACTTGACGAGGAGCTCGCGGCCGTCGAGAGTGCGGCCCGCAGGCTACGCCGATTGCTGAAAAAGTCCAGGTCAGAGGCCTAGTCGCCCCTTGACGTCGGCCCGCGCCTCGTCCTCCACCCGTGCCAAAGTGTCAAACTAACCCCTTATTTCTAGTCTCTCTTAACGCGTGTTAGAGAGAAGTGAAAAAGGGGGTTAGTTTGGCACTTTGGCATGCAGTCTGTCCGCCGGCAGGTCGACGGGGACGAGGCGGAAGGATCTTGACGGACACCCGAACATCGGCCCTCGATTCCCCCACTACTCCTGTGTAAGCAACGAGCGACACGGGAGGCCACGTGGCCGGAGTCAGTACGATCAAGCGCGGTGACTCGCGCTTCTATATCGACCCGCAGGACGGGGACGTCAAGGTCCCCGGCGTGACGAGCGTCGGCAACATGCTGCCGAAGGACTTCCTGACGTTCTGGGCGGCGAAGGAGGCGGCGACGGCTGCCGTCGACAACTGGGACATCGTCTCTCAACTCGTCCAGCGCGACCCGAAGGGCGCCATCGACTACCTGAAGAACGCGCACCGGCGGAAGTCGAAGGCCGCGACCGACCTCGGCTCCGCCGCTCACGACTACTTCGAGCGACTCGCGCGAGGTGAGGTCGTCCACGACCGTCACGTCCACATGGACGTGAAGCCGCATGTCCGGTGGTTCCGCGAGTTCCTCGACGAGGTCCAGCCGGAGTTCATCTACCTGGAAGAGACCGTCTGGTCCGACGAGCACCACTACGCCGGCAGCTTCGACGCCATTGCGAAGGTGGATGGGGAGACGGTCGTACTGGACTGGAAGACCTCCGCGAAGGTCTACGACTCCGTAGCTCTTCAGCTCTCCGCCTACCGTTACGCGGACCGCATCATCCTGGCGGAGACGGGGGAGTCGGTCGACGTTCCGGAGATGGCAGGCGGAGCCGTCCTTCACGTGCGCCCGGAGGGTTGGCAGTTCGTCCCGGTCAAGTGCGACCGGAGCGTGTACGAGACCTTCCTCCACCTCCGCGGCGTCTTCGACTGGGAGCAGACCGGAAAGAAGAAGGTTGTTGGCCGGCCCATTGCGAGCGGCGGGGAGCTGATCACCGGAACGCAGAGGCGGGCGGCGTGAGTATCAGCGGGATGATGTCTGAGTTCGAGCGGGCGAAGCGGCGGTACGCGTCCGGGGCTCGTGCATGCAGTCCGCTGGAGGCGGAGGCCCTTCACATCGTGGAGGGCCTAGAGAAGACAGCTCTGGCGGCTGTCTACGACGAGAACACCCAGGGAGGCCACGCCCGGGAGGTCGTTGCCTCCGTCGCCCGGGTCCTGGACGTCGACATCGACGAGGGCCCCGGACACCGCTGGGACCCGGAGCATATGGCGCGGGTCATCGGTGCCGCAGACCAACTCCGCGTCGAGCGCGACGAGGCCAAGGAACAGGCTGAGTTGTGGCGCAAACTCGCCGAGCGGCAGGACAACACGGCCCCTGTCCGACGGGATCTCGCCCGCGCGGAGGCCGCACGCGACGAACTTCAGCGGCGTGTGGAGTACCTGACGTACCAGGTCGAGGCACTGTCCGGGAACGCCGCGGACGACGTCGACGAACTGAAGTCCGTCATCGTGAGCCAGGCGCGGGAGATCGCGCGGCTGAAGGGGGAGAGCGAGTGAGCGAGCAGAAGAAGTCCGGCCCGGAGATCGTCGGTGGCTGCATTGGCGTGGCCGGCGCGCCGTTCCTGGAGGCATGGGTCCTCATGCTCGTCATGGGCGGCATCCACGACGGCGTCTCGGAGCGCGTGCCGGCCGTCGGCTACTGGCCCGCCGTGTGTCTTGTCATCAGCCTGAACATGCTGACGGCCTTCGTCCGCAAGCTGCGCAACTAGCACCAGCCACACACGCGGGGCGTCCACGAAGGGCGCCCCGCTTCGTCTGCACACGGAGGAGAGAACGTGCACGAGTTCACGCCCTGGCCGAAGACGGCTCGCCTGTTCCGCGACGTGGTGGTGACGGAGAAGCTGGACGGGACGAACAGCGCGGTTCACATCAGCCCGGGATACGAGGTCAAGTACCCCTCCATGTTCGAGCTGAAGCCGGGCGAAGTGATCGTGGACGGGAGGCTGTGGCGACTCAGCGCCCAGTCCCGCAAGCGCATCATCACGCCCGGCAAGACGACCGACAACTACGGCTTCGCCGGCTGGGTCTACGACAACGCCGAAGACCTCGTCCGCATCCTGGGGGAGGGCCTCCACTTCGGCGAGTGGTGGGGGAAGGGAATCCAGCGCGGGTACGGCCTCGACGGCAAGGTCTTCAGCATCTTCAACACAGAGCGGTGGTTCAAGACGGGGGAGGATGGGCTCGACTCCATGGCGACGCGGGCGGAGCTGTCCGCGCTCGCCGGTCAGATCCGGGCCGTGCCGGTGTTGTATGAGGGTGTGTTCCGCGAGGACGCCATCGCGTACACGCTGCGGTACCTGAAGACGAACGGCTCCTACGCCGCCCCCGGCTTCATGAACCCCGAAGGCATCTGCGTGTACCACACGCAGACCCGCGGGGTCTTCAAGGTCACGCTCGACAACAACGACGCCGGCAAGTGGGAGGCCGCAGCGTGAGACGACTGACGGACCACGGCGCAACGCGAGCGACGGAAGAGGAGATGCGCAGCCCCGATTGGTGCCATCGACACGGCTGCATGCGCGGTCAGTGCCCGGAGCCGGACTAGGAGGGGCGATGCGCGAGCGCATCGAGGACGCAGCCGTCAGCACGTTGACGGAGTGGCTTGACGGCTACTGGAGCGACGACCGCGGACCACAGCTACGCGTCAGGACGGCCGGTGGTGGGGATGATTTCGCGGTGTTCAACGTCGAGGAGTGCGATCAGTACCCATCCGGCGACGTCCGGCAGTTCCGCGTGACGGTGAGTGTGGAGGAAATCCGATGACCCTCGAAGACCACGCCCGCGCCATCGAGGCCGCTATCCAGGCGGCTGCGGAGGACGGATTCTACCTGGACGACGGGCAGAGCAAGGGCGTTCGGAACCTGGAGCTGAACCGGGTCGACGGCGACGGCGCCCCGATGGATTGGGTGACGCTCACGCTGCCCTACAACCCGATGGACTAGCGCCAACCACACGCACCACCACAGCCCCCGGTTGCCACGGCGCCGGGGGCTTTCGGCGTAGGAGCACACGAGAGGAGAGCGCACATGCACAAGCTGACAGGCTCGAACCCGATCACCGCGCGAATGATCCGCGGAGGTACCACCATCCACACCGCCTCTGGCGCGTCGGTCACCGTCCGCCGGCGGGGGATTGAGTACGACCTCGAAACCCGCAACGCCCGCGGGGAGACGATCTCCACGGTTGTCATGAGTGAGGACGACCTGACGGCGCTGCTCGACGAGGCGGACGAGCTGATCGCGGAGGAGGCGCGCAATGCCTGAGTGCCCGCCCACCGTCGGCGAGCGGTACGTCAGGAGCATTGCACCCGACGCAGGGCGTGTCGTCACGGTGACGCGTGTGTGGGTCGCTGACGACGGGCACACTGCCGTCGCCTACGAGTGGCGCGACGACAAGCCTGGCCAGTGCTTCAGCGCGTGCCCGCTGGAGGTATTCCGTCGGACCTACCGAGCCGAACTCGTCGACGAGGAGGCCGCCCTCTTCGAAGAACTCTGGTCGATGGAGTACCGCATCACGGGCGACAAGCCGAAGGCGCAGGCCTTCGCCCGCGAATTCCTGAACCGCCATGCGCACGCCCTGGCGGAGCGCGCCAGACGGCAGACGGCACGACGGAACTTCATCCGCCCGGAATACGCGGATGCGTGGGACTCCGGCCTCCACCGCGGAGCCGACGAGATTGATCCGGAGGTGACGGAGTGACCGCCCGCGAGTCCCTCACCACCACCCTTGCCAACCTCCTCTCCCGCACCCGCAACGGCCGCATGGACGCGCACCGGGCGGAGGCGGAGCGGTTGGTGTCGGAGGTGCTGGACGAGTACGCACACGCCCTGGCGGAGGAGGCGCGGGAGTTCGTCGGCCCGCGTGCTTATCCAGGTGAGGCCGAGCCCATAACGCGCTACGTCGCCGGCTGGCATGACGCTATCGACCGAATTGACCCGGAGGTGAAGGCGTGAGGTACACCGACAAGGACGGCGACGTCTGGGAGGACGTCGGGAGCGGGAGGCTTTTGTGCGTCTCGTCCTCCGTGGCTGGATTCGAGGGGGTCTCCTACGGCGTGGAGTACGTAGAGGAGCAGTACGGCCCGCTGCGCGCGGCTCGGGAGGCGGGCAGTGATGAGCCTGCCGAGTCTGACGACCTCCCCACCGTCGCCGACGTCATGTCCCGCGCGGACATCTTCCAGTCCGCCCACGCCCTCGTGAAGGGCCTGGAATGGGACGAGAAGGCGAGCGTCTACGACGTGCTCCAGGTCGCGAAGTGGCTGGAGGGGGACGGATGAGTCTGTTCGGGCAACCCCAGACCCCGCCCACGCCGGCGGAGATGAAGGCAGCCATCACAACCGCCATGCTCGACATGGCAGGCGTCCTGGAGCCTATTTACGACGCGGCTGACGGCATGCGGCGTGACCTGGAGTCCCGCGGTTGGTCGCCGACGGTGGCGGAGCAGTGTGCGGGGACGTGGCTCGCGGCGACGCTGGCGACGGTGGGCGGGGGCGGGAAGTGACAGAGACGCGCCTCAAGTGCGTCCGCTGCTACCGCCGCAAGCCCCGCACCGACTTCCGCGAAACGCCCTGGCACGGTCGGGCGGCTGCGTGCCAGAGCTGCGAACGCTTCACGTTCTGGGACCTCCATAGCGCCCGCGCTCAGTGGCAGTTGGAGCAGGCACGTGAGACGGCCCGCGGACTGCGGAGGGGGCTGCGACTAGTGCGCGCCGCACGGCTGCGCCGCCGCTACGGAATTTACGTGTACGGACAGAAGGAGCCCATCAGATGGCTGTAACACCCATGCCCGGAGACTTCGCCCTGACGAGGATCTCCGGCCTTACCGGCGCGTTCATCAACGCCGGGCAGTGCCTCGTCGGCGACGGGGCGCCAGTGCAGCACGCGTATGTGTACGTCGGGAACGGCTACATCGTCCAAGCTATGCCCGGCGGGGCGGAGATGATCCGGCTGGAGGACGCGAACGAACCCGTTGTGTGGTCGTCGCTTCCCCTGACGGCCGCACAGCGCATGTGGATCTCTGAGCACGCGATAGCGCTCGTCGGGACGCCGTACTCCTTCCTCGACTACGCCTCCGTAGCCCTGGCTCACTACCGCATCCGCCCGCGCTGGGTGCGGGAGTTCGTTGCCGACTCCGGGCACCTGATCTGTTCACAGCTCGTCGACGAGGCGTACCGACGCGCCGGCATCGAGCTCTTCAGCGACGGCCGACTCCCCGGCGACGTCACGCCCGGGGACCTGTGGCGGTTGCTGAGCACAAAGCGCGTGACATCGACGGACCGAGACCTGTGGAGGTTGGCGCGTGGCTGAGACATGCGAAGAGGTCTACGACAGCTCTGACGAGTACAGCCGAGACGAGCGTATCGAGACGGTCTATCAGGGCTGGGGCGCCCGTGAGATGGCGGAGCGAATCGTCGAGCTGGAGGACGAACTAGGCGCGGACGTCGACGGCGTGTGCACCGGTATGCATGCCGACGTGGCGGAGGCGCATGCGGAGATAGAGCGGCTGACGTCAGAGAGCCGCAACCTGGAAGGCGACTGCATCCGGCTGAGTGAAGAGCTCGACGAGGCCCGTGCGGACAACGTCGAGCTTGCGAAGCGTGCGCGGGATGCCGACCACTGGGAAGCCGTAGCCGACAGGATGCGCGACGAGATCTCGCGGCTGAAGGAGCTCCTGGAGTACGAGCACAGCCGGGCGGACACTGCCATCGACCGTGAGGAAGTGGCGGAGAAGGCTGCGGAGGAGGCGCAGGCTGACGCGAAGTACTTCGAGGAGTGGGCCATCCACAATGGCCTGAACTTCAACAACGCTGTTCAGCAGCGGAACCAGGCTTGGGACCGTGCCGACCGCTACCGCCTCGCCTGGCTCTCCGCCCGCCGGCGTGCCGCGGACGAAGCCAACTACGGCCTAGAGGCCCTGGACTGCCAGCGTGAGGAAACCCGTCGTTGGCGCCGTGGCCACGAAGCTGCGGAGGCCAAGCTCACGTATGCCTACCGCGAGATCGAGCGTCTGAGAGACGCCCTGGCGCGCGTCGAGGCGGTGGCCGATGAATTCGGCATGCTCTCCGCCGGACGGCTGCGGGACGAACTTGGGGAGCAGCGTAAGACGACTGACGCTCCTCGCCTGGAGTACGCCGGCCAGGACGAGGACGGCGAAGTCTGGCGACTGAAGGAGGCCTAATGGGTTGGTGCAGCGCCGGCAACATCTTCGACCCGGTGGCGCGGGCTATGCAGCGCACTGGGGCGACGGACGAACAGAAGACGGAAGTCCTGTCCGCCCTGATCAAGACGCTTCACGACGGCGACTGGGACACCGACGGTGAGAGTCTCGGAGAGTTCCAGGACGACCCTGCCATCGTCGAGGCGTTCCGCCGTAACGGCACCGTTCTGGAGTGCTGGGACGAGTACGAGGGCCCTGATGGGTGGACCGCCTGCGAGGAAGAGCGCGGCCACGACGGCGACCACAAGGACTGGCGCGGACGAACTTGGCCCCGGACCCGAACATCAGCCGCTGATTCCCCCACTACATAGGTGTAAGGCCGCAAGGCCGCACACGACACGCACACACCAGCCACGAAAGGCACTCACATATGGCTAACAACCTCGCCAACATCTGGGACGCCGACCCCGACGCCGCTCCGAAGGAGCGCCCGAGCTTCGCCGACGATGTGGCGGGCCGCTTCCGCTCCGGCCGACTGGTCAAGTCCGGGTCGACGGAGATCCCGGAGAGCCTGAACGAGTGGCGAGTTACCACCGGGGACCCGACCGTCGCCGCGAAGATCGCGGAGTTGCTCGGCGGCGTCGTCGAGGAGTGGGAGACGGACAAGGAGGACAACCTCCAGATCCTGACCAGCGCGAAGACGGTTCAGATCGTCATCGAGCCGGACGGCGTCGACGCGAGCTTCAAGCAGTTCATCCCCGGCACCGGCCTCGTGCACCACTGCGACGGCTTCACCTTCCTCTCCCCCGACGAGGACAAGGGCGAGTCGTGCCGCTGCCCGTCGCTGATCGCTGAGCGGAAGATGCGGGCGAACAGCGGACGCGGACCGAAGCCGTCCGTCGACGTGGAGTTCCGCCTCGCGGACGCTCCGGACCTGGGGAAGTTCCGGTTCAACAGCGGTTCGTGGAAGCTCGTCGAGGCTCTGGGCCCGCTCTTCGCGGACCTGGACCGCTACGGCAACGCCGGCGACGAGGCGAACGGCGTCAAGGGCGTCCCGGTCCGTGCGTCGCTGACGATCGAAAACGTCAGCTACGTCCCGAAGAAGGGTCCGCGCGCCGGTCAGACGGTGAGCTACAACAAGCCGGTCATCAAGGTCTTCGGCCCCGCGGAGGACGCGCCGGCCGTCGACGTGGCGAAGGCCGCGTGAGCGACGCTCGCTAGCTAGGACACAAGAGGGCCGTCTCCCCTGACACCAGCAAGGGAGGCGGCCTTCTTCTCACGATTCTACGCACAAGAGGAGAGGCATGGCCAAGGTAAGGCTCACCGACTTCACGGGCGCGGAGATCCGCCCCGGTGTCGTCATCGCGTACCCGACCCGACAGGGCAACGTGGTCCGCAACTCAGAGGGCGTCGTCCTGGAGACCATGAGCAACCGCTCGACGGGCCGCGTCGTCCCGATGCTGAAGGTGAAGCCGACGGGGCGTGACTCTGGCTTCATCGCCCGCAAGACGCTAGCGGTGCAGACGGTTTCTGCGGAGCACGTCGTCGTGATCGCCGACACGAACCAGGGGGAGAGCAAGTGACGGAGACGTTCGAGG